TTATTTTTTGTTCCCGTTTTTTATATCTCCGGGTTGTCTACCTGATTTTAATTGCTCAGCAATAATTCTTTGAGCTGCCTCTAAAATTGAAGCTGTTATCTTTCCATCAGCAGCAGCTACCAGAGTATCAGGATCTTCAAGAATCTTTCTTGCTTGTTCGTTGAAGATTTCATTTTTCATATTCTCTGGCTCATCTCTTAGTAGGTAATCTATAGTCACTCCATAATAATCAGCTATCTTTATTAGAGTAGCGTGGTCCGGTTCGCGTTTCCCTTGTTCATAAGCACCGTAAGTGGAGCGTGCTATACCTAAAGCTTTAGCCACATCTTCTTGCTTCACATGAGGCCCTTGCTTTTTCCTCAATTCGACTAGCCTATGTTTAATCGCCATAATATCACCTACTAACTTTTAAAGGTAAATTCTAAATTCATTATAACTCTACATTTTGTGGAATTAAACGACATGCCACGAAATGAAGAAAATATTACGTGTTTTTTAATAAAAAGGTTTGACATTCTACATATCGTGGTTTAATATGTATTCATAAGCCACGATATGTAGAACGAAAGGAGGCATCCTAATTGAAATACTGGCTCAGAAAAAAACGTGAAGATGCCAATTTAACGCAAGAACAACTTGCCATCAAAGTTGGCATTGCAAGATCAACTTATGGTGCCATTGAGACTGGCGAAAGGAATGTCAGACCTCATGTCGCAAAAAAGATCGCAAACATTTTAGATTTTGATTGGACTCTTTTTTTTGAAGAAGAATGCCACGAAATGAAGAATGGGGATCTTGAATCTGCTTAATTTCTTGGTTAGTCCAACCGTCCAACACGAATACACTGACGTGAGGTGATCACATGGCGAAACAAACTAAGAAAAAAACAACAAACATCAAGATGGGCAAAGAATATTACGGAACGATGGACAGAGAAGAGTGTTTCCGTAAAGCTCTTGAGCCGTACTTCACTTCTAAAAAAGAATTAAGGCTTCACGCTTAATTATCTGCTTCACCTTTTTTTGGTGGACAAGCAAGGAGGTAACAGCATGAATCAAATTGTTTTTATTGAAGGCAACCAAGCCGTAACAGACAGCCTAACAGTGGCTGAGGTATTCGGAAAACGACACGCCGATGTAATAAAAAGCATTGAAACACTGAATTGCTCTAAAGATTTTACTGAACGAAATTTTTCGTTGAGTGAATATGAAGATCCAACAGGACGATCATTGAAAAAATATCTGATCAAACGTGATGGACTCGCATTTTTGGTTTTTGGTTATACGGGTGCAAAAGCAGCAGTGTTCAAAGAAAAATACATTGCTGAATTTAACCGGATGGAAGCCGAGCTTCAAAAAATGACTCAACCGTCCTACATGATCGAAGATCCAGTCAGCCGGGCAAAGCGATGGATCAGCGAGCAGGAAGAACGGCAGCAACTTGAACAAGCATTGAAGATTCAGGAACCATTGGTCAACTTTGCACAGAGTTGCATGGCGGCCGAAAAATCATTGCTTGTGAGAGAACTGGCAAAGCTTGCTTCGAAAAACGGCATCATGATTGGTGAAAAGCGACTGTTTCAGAAGCTGCGCGAATGGAAGATGATCATGGCCAACAAGAATGAGCCATACCAGGAATACATCGAGCGAGGTTTCTTTGAGATCGCACAGGGGGTGCGCCAAGTAAACGGGACGCCGAAATCCTGGCTGACAATGCGCATCACTCCGAAGGGACAAGCCTTCATCATCAATAAGCTGAAAAAACAGCAAGCCAGCTAGTTCCTTCATTACTTAAATTTTACCAAATAATTCCCCGTGAAACAGGAGGCGAACATATGTCGAACAACCCGTATAAACTCGATAATTTACCAAAAATTATGAGAGAGGTTAGAAAGACAATGGGATTTACTCAATTTCAATTAGGGCAGTTACTTGGCGGCAAAGATCAACGGTATGTATCAGACGTTGAAAATGGCCTGACCACACTAACGCCTGAACTTTGCATCAAATGGTTTGAGATATGCGGCGCTTATGAGCACATTGACCTTGTACATTACTTGTTCCGGCTTCATCCGAGGGCAACAGCCCCAGTCGATCCGGCGTTGAACGTCAGCCCCAGTAAAGCCCTGATCAATTTTATGAAACAGACAAAGGAATCCCTTGAGGCTGCTGAAAATATCGCGCTCTGGTTGGCGAATGAACGCCCCGGCCGTATTGAGGCGCTACCGATGGCGGATCTTAAAGAGATTCTTGACCTTGGTCCAGCTGTAGACACTCTCTTTTATGCTTTATCTCGAAGTCATGGTCTGAAAATGCAGGAGCTTGCAGACAAATGGACGCGGAAAGCGTTAATGGATCAAGTTGCTATGTCAAAACAAGAGGAAAGGAAGGCGATGCTCGTATGAAACTCAACCATTTTTTGAAGTCAGATGAAGAAGTCGTAAAACGGAAATCAGATTCAGTTGAAAGTTTGGCTGAACTATTACTGGACTCTTTGAAAGAAGGCGACTACGAGGAAGCTTTAGACATCCTTGGCAGTATCAAAGCAAACATTGAGGATCTTAAACGGATTTCAAATAAGGGATGCTTATATGATGCAGCGATGAGGCTGAAACAGCGTGGAATTGATTTATCAGTGGTACGCAGGAGCTTAGGATGATGGTTCACTTTGTTCATAAACCAGCGACAGCGTTGGAGGTCAGAGCATGGTGTGAAAGAATCCGAAATCATAGCGAACTTTATCTGATTTGGGATGAACGCATAGCTAATTACAGAAAGGAGAATATGAATGACGATCGAAAACCCGATGATTCTAAACAATTGGCACGACAAGCTGACTGAGCCAGAAACACCAAAGGATTTTTTCGGGGATGAAGTAACGCCTTTCGACGATTACGTGATAGATAGCGCTGAGGGTGAAGTCATCTTGAGGGAAAACCTTGAGCGGTACTTAAAGGAGCATCTTGGTTTTGAATTTAAAAATGAGCAATAAAAAAGCCCACTTGGCAGAGTGGACTTAATTAAAGGCTATCTGAAAACTCATATATCAATATTCTACCAGATAGCCTCAAGAAAATCAATGGAGGTTTTATACATGGCTAAAGCAGTTAAAGTGGCGTTCAGCGAGCGTGCGGAGGATCAGCAACGTTTGAGACAGGTCGGCGGTTCAATTGTATTCGCCAAAAACGGTAAAGCGCAGTTTAGTTTTCCTTCAATGGATCACTACCGGGAATGGCAGCGGCTTGGTGCGGAAGCTTACAAAAGAAAGGTGGGGCTGCTCTGATGCAAGCAGAGGTTTTCGCTTCGACAGCGGACATGAGTCGGGACGAATGGCTTCTTGAGCGACGGAAAGGCATCGGCGGTTCAGATGCTTCTGTAATTTTAGGCATAAACAAATGGCGAACACCGTTTGAATTATGGTTAGACAAAACAGGTCAAGTACCTGTGAGTGAATCAGGAAGTGAGGCAGCCTACTTCGGTTCACTCCTTGAAGATATCGTTGCAAAAGAGTTTGAGATACGTAGCGGCAAAAAAGTAAGGCGGAGAAAAGCAATGCTCAGGCATCCTAAGCACGGTTTTATATTGGCAAACGTTGATCGAATGATTGTTGGCGAAAAAGCCATTTTGGAGTGCAAAACCACATCGGCATACAACCTGAAAGAGTGGGAAGATGACGAGATTCCTGACAGCTATATTGTTCAGGTCCAACACTATCTAGGAGTGCTGGGGCCTGAATATAAAAAAGCATATTTTGCTGTACTGATCGGCGGCAATAAATTCGTTTGGAAAGAGATTGAGTGCGATGACGAGCTTATTGCAATGATCTTTCAGGCCGAAATTGAATTTTGGAATGAAAAGGTCTTGGGCGGAAAGGCTCCGGTTCTTGACGGTTCGAGTGCTGCAGAAGAATATCTCAAGCAACGTTATGCCGAAGCAGAAGGCGGCAAAGTCGTTGATCTCACATCTGATAATAAAACACGTATTCAGCAGTATTTACAGCTGAAAGAGCAGATCAACGAGCTGTCATTGCAGGCAAAGGAATTAGAAAACCAGATCAAACATGAAATGAAGGAAGCAGAATATGGATTCATCGGAAACTATCAAACTAGCTGGAAGTCAGTTTCAACTAATCGGATCGATAGCAAGAAATTGAAAGAGCAGTTTCCAGATGTATACGAGAAAGTCACAAAAGAAGTGCAATTCAGGCGCTTTGGAATTAAGGAGGTTAGCTGAATATGGCTACAAATCAAACGCTTAAAAACAGCATTCAGAAGAAACAAAACAGTGCCCCAGGACAACAGCAGGGAACAACGATGAAGGGCCTGCTTTCTTCTCCAGCAGTCATGAATCGATTCGAAGAAGTTCTGGGAAAAAGAGCGTCTCAATTCACAGCGTCAATTCTGAGCCTGTACAACAGTGAAAATACGCTTCAAAAGGCAGACCCTATGAGTGTAATTTCATCGGCTATGGTGGCGGCAACGCTCGATTTGCCAGTGGATAAGAACTTAGGTTATGCCTGGATCGTTCCGTATAAAGGCCGTGCGCAATTTCAGCTTGGTTACAAAGGATACATTCAGCTTGCTTTGCGGACGGGCCAATATAAATCTATCAATTGCATACCGGTTCATGAAGGAGAATTGCAAAAGTGGAATCCGTTGACCGAGGAAATTGATATTGATTTTGAAAAGCGGGAATCAGATTCGGTTATTGGTTACGCTGCTTATTTTGAGCTTTTAAATGGATTCCGAAAAACTGTCTATTGGACAAAGGCGCAAGTTGAGAAACACAAAAAGAAATTTAGCAAGTCGGACTTCGGTTGGGGCAAGGACTGGGATGCGATGGCACTCAAAACCGTTCTAAAATCCATGCTCAGCAAGTGGGGGATACTCTCTGTTGAAATGCAAAAGGCAGTTATTGAGGATAACGAGGAACGAGAGCGCATTGACATCACTGACGAAATGTCTGAGCCAGAAATCATTGATGCCGAACCATCTGAGGAAAAACCAAGCGCGCAGGACGCTGATCCTTTTGACGGCAAGCCTGTAGACATCAGCGAAGATGACCTCCCATTTGATTAAAGTCGGCATCCCCTTCTGTTACAAATGGCTGACGGAAGGGGCGCCAAATCGCGCGCAGCTGTTCCGTGCTTATGTTGAAGGCTATCTCAGAACAAATGAACCTGGCTTACGTTTAGTCCGTATCAGCGGAATGACAGCACTGTGTGAAAGGAAGTAGGTGAGCCATGAACTACCTGAAAGAAATGAACGGCTTCATGAATTGGCTAGAAACGAATCCGTTGTCTGCTACAACTCAAGCATTATGGTTTCATCTTTTGCACATCAACAATAAGGCAGGGTGGCGAGAGTGGTTCACCACTTCAAATACCACTCTGCAAGCAAAGATTGAGATTTCCGAAAATACGTTGATCAAACACCGAAAGATGCTGATTGATCTTAAAAGAATTGAATATAAGCCGCAGGGGAGGAAGGCAGGGCAATACAGGCTGATCTCATTTGAAACGCCTGTAACGGAGCAGGAACCATCTGAAAAGCCTGTTCCTGAACTTGCACCAGCACCACAAGAAACGCAGGAGGTTGATCCAAAAATGAAAAACGCTTTTGAGCTATTCGAAAATAAGGTCGCTCGTTCTATCGGCTCCATTGAGGCGCAAAGAATCGGCTACATGGTGGATGATTACGGCGAAGAGAAGGTCATCGAGGCAATGAAAAAGGCTTTCAGAAATAAAGGCAGCAACGTTGGCTTGAACTACATTGAGGCGATCCTGTCCAACCCATTAAGCCAAAAGAGAAAGGAGAAACAACAGTATGGCAATAAACAAAGCAGTCAGTATAGACACAGCGTTCCAAGCAATGATGAAGGGTCTTCAAGCAAGATCGCGTTCCTGGGAAACAGAACAGGCCGAATCAGAAGAAAAGGTTGAATATGAATGCTCTGAGTGCAAGGATCGCGGCGTTGTGATCTACCGCATCCACAAAGACACTGAGCTGCGGTTGAGAAAAGAACACAAGCCATTGGACAGCCTATCACTTGATGAAATGGTTCTTGAAGATGATTACCTTGCAGGAAAGGTTTGCACGCCGGATAAGGCTCGGGAATGGAAAACGACGTATTCCAAACAATGTGAGTGTGTGAAACAAAAGAAAATAGCGAAGCTCATGGCAGCCAGCGGCATTACAGAAAAGTTCGAAAAGCTGTTGTTTGGCAACTTCAAATTAGATGGCAAACCTCAAATGATTAAAGATGCCTATGAATGTGCGGTCGAATACTTCAAAGACTTTGAAAAGATCAAGGGAGAGCGTGCCAATAGCATTGCTCTGCTGGGACAGCCGGGCAGCGGCAAAACCCATCTGTTAACGGCCATCATGAACAATCTCATTAAGAAGAAATCAACTCACTGCCTGTACTTCCCTTACGTTGAGGGCATGAGTGATCTGAAAAATGACTTTGACCAGCTGGAAACAAAGCTGAACGCCATGAGAAAAGCAGATGTGCTGTTCATTGATGACTTATTCAAGCCAGTTGACGGGAAGCCAAGGGCAACTGAATGGCAAGTCGAACAGATCCAGTCAGTTGTGAATTATCGCTACCTGAACCATAAACCTCTGCTGATCTCTTCTGAGCTCACAACGGACGATCTGCTGGACGTTGACGAGGCGCTGGGCTCTCGGATTTACCAGATGTGCAAGTATTACACGGTGATCATTCAGGGCAACCGGATGGAATTAAATCATAGATTGGGTGATTGGGATTGAACGAGAAAACGAACGTTATAGGATCCAAAGGAATGTATTTGTTCGGGCCTGCTGAACAAAAGGGCGGCAAGGACCTCACACCAGCTATCCAGGTGCTTGAGGAAAAGATCAGACAAATGGAGCTGATGCCGAGTGCTTAAAGCGGTGATGCTGCTGCCGGCAATCATACTAACGGCGCCAGCAAAAGAAAAGCAGATTCAGCAATGGGAAGAGAGTGACGGGAGGTAAGGAGAATGAAAGTGTTAGAAAATCAGACGCTTTACCAGTGTGAACATTGCGGAAAGCGGCTGATGACAAAGCACGGTGCTAGGTTGCACGAAAGAGAATACTGCTCGGTTGTCAAAGAGGCTGAACAGAAAAAACGTCAGGAATCCTGTGAACATAAACACATGGAAATGAGTTACTGCACTATGCCGGGAGAAGGTCATTTGCAAATACCTGACTATGAATGTTGTATTGACTGCGGCATGTCAGAAATGGAGATTGCAGAACAAAAGAATAAGTTTCAGGAGGCATCACATGCCAGCAAATAAGTACGGCGCAAGAAAAACACAGGTAGACGGCATCACGTTCGACAGCCGGGCCGAAGCCAAATACTATGAGCAGCTGAAATGGCTCAAGGTGAGCAAGCAGATCAAAGATTTTAAGCTGCAGCCACGGTTCCTGCTGCAAGAGGCATTCAAAAAGAACGGCAAAACTTTTCGGAAGATTGAATATATTGCAGACTTTGAGGTTCATAACTTGGACGGCAGCATCGAGATCATTGACATCAAGGGCGTTGAAACAAAGGAATTTGCCATCAAGCGCAAGCTGTATGAGCGGCTTTACGATACGCCACTCAAGGTGCTGGCTCTGGATAAGTCACTCGGCTTCATCGAGCTGGACGAGCTGAAAAAACTCAAAAGAAAGGCGGGAAAGTCCACTGCTAAACGTGGTAATCGCAGACGATCGGCCGTTGTGGGTGCAGGAAGAAGATAAGCTCATGGCCTGTATGACACGTTGCTCTCAGTTTAAGGCATGCGCCAGCCGAATGGGTTCTGATTGCAAGAAGCTCGGCGGCACGGAAATTCCCAAAATCAATTCAGGAGGTAGATACCATGGAACAGCAAAGCATCAATCCTTACCTGCCAGGACCGGTTGAAGAATGGAAGATGACGCCGGAACAGCTGGCCGAATACGTGAAAAAACACCCGATCGTTTACCGTGAGGATCTGAAACCATCGCCAACATTCACAATGACTGGATGGAAACCGGATCACTATTAAACACAAAAAAAGCACCGAAGCGTATGCCCCGATGCTCTGATATGAACTGGTACTTCTATCATAGCACAGGGGGCGCTAAGAATGTACAACCCAAGAGAAATTAATTTAAGCAAAGATACAACAATCGAACAGGCAATGGAGTCGGGCAAAATACAGATCATCGTTTTAGACGGGAGCCAGGGCACCGCACATGTCTTGGAAGCCCCGGAGCATGGCAAAACAATCATTCAAACGGCAAAGGGAAGCTTTGCTCGAGTCGATCACGAAATAGGTTTCAAAATCAAATAGCAGGGGCTTTCCCCTGCGGGGGAGGAACGGCATGGATAAATTACAGGAAATAAAAAATAGATTTTCAATAGCAACTTCACTTTATAAAAAGAAAATTGATGTTAATTGGTCCACTATTCTTGAGGATCAAGAATTTCTAATTCAATCAGTAGAAAAACAGCGGGAAATCATCGAGGAAAACAAACGCCAGCAGGAAGTAACGGTTCATCAATTCCGGCAGGCTCAAAAGGACATTCAGCATTTAAGCGGGGATAGGAAACGATACAAACAGGCATTAGAGAAGATCATTACCAATCTCAATTTCGCGATAACAGTTGCCCAAAATGAATTGGAGGGTGATGTGAAATGAACAAGGATATTCAATTTTTGAAAGAGCTTCAAAATGAATTGAAAACACAGGATCGTGATTCTCAAGCTGCACCACGGTTTTGGACAGTCGGTGATTATGAATGGGTTGAAGCTCGGGAGGAAAACGCAGAGCGTTATTCTGTATACCTGCCATATATTGCAGAAGCCTATGTTTTTGATGATTATCTAGAAGAAATAAAAGAAGATAGTGAGCTGTCTAAGGAAGCCTTAACAGAGTTGCAAGAAATTGAGGACGACTATGAAGATGCTGTTGAGTGGATTCAAAAATACATTGATGAAGAAGCAGAATTAATTCCAGAAAGAAAGGTTCACATTATACAACCAAATACAATGTTTTTGACAAAAGCAGAAGCAAAGAGCCACATCAAATTGAACAAGCACCATTACACTTCAGAAGCTCATACGTACGCTATGACAGCTTGGAGAGCACCAAAAGTTGAACGGTTGCTTAAGATTCTTGAAACGTTTGATTGGGATTCGCTTGGGAAAGAAGGTGATGCGAAATGATTCCTTTACAAGTTGAGCTTCAGCGGGCAGTCAAAGCCACGAAAGACGAAGCGATGACAGTTGAGCAGGCGGCGGAATATTTGAAAGTGCATCCAGATTACATACCAGTTCTCGTGGCAAAGTCAGACGATTTGAAAATGATCGGTGATGAAACAATCATTGCAAAGCGTGATAAGACAAATGGCTGGCTAATCGGGGCGATGGTTTTGGTTTTATTCTTTGCAATTGCAGTCGGCTGGGAATAGGGGGGTGACACCATGATCGAATACAGCTGTCCTGAATGTGGTCACAACGAATTAGATATAAAAATCCGCCCAGATGCACGCTGCCCGAAATGCGGCTGCAGCATGGGCGTTGAGTTGAGGAGGAAATAGAGATTTGAAAATAATTCATCAAAAAAGAAAAAACGATGGAGGGGTGAAAAAGGGTGAAAAAAATTAGAAAAAATATGAAAATAAATGGTATTATTGTACTGAAAACTGTGGAAAAGATAAACATTGTTGTAAATTAGACAGAGGAAGTTGATTGATTTAATTCTAAAGAATGTTTACCAAGCAATATCTTATGGCTATAATTAATGACATTATTAGATAAGGGGGCTAGATGATGTGGGTTTTAATGCTACTCAGTCTTCTTGCAACAATGCTTTTTCAGTTTTACACAAAAGGATTTAATTGGGCAACAGGAATCATTATTTTACCAACATTAGCAGCTTTACTTAAAACTATATATGACAAATCCCAAAAATTTAGAGTGGGTTTTAGATGGGTGAAAAATCACTTTAATTTCGATAATTTTGATATAGATTTTCAAGCGGTTTTTAACATAGTCGAAAATTCAACTCTACAAAAAATTAAAGATGATTATACGGAAGTCCAAACAATTTTTTATGATTTACTAAAAAATAAAGGTCATACAGGGCGCAAAAATGAGTTAGTCGAAGTCTCTTTTGATAAGTTTAACAACGTTAAAATGTACATTAAACCATACAAGATTTATTTCTCGATTATCCAAACAGATAATTTTGGTCAGATGAATTTGAATGTAAGTGCATCTGCTACTTTAAAGTATAAAAATGGACAAGAAATTATTGAAGATTTTATAGTTCACTTTTACCAGAGGATTTGTGATGATTTAGGGGTGGAAGAGAATAAGTATACAATGAAAGTTGCTAAAAACACTAAAAAAGTTGACTTCATGAAAAAACACTTTATTAAAGAGGTTAAGCCATCTGATATATTATCTTTTAATATTAAAATTAAAAGTAATCCTGGTGTACAGTTAAGTGCGCATGAAAAGAATATAGTTTTGGTGACAAATCAAAGAACATCTTTAATTAAAGCTTTGGACAAAGTAATTAAATTGATTTTGTGAGGAGAGAATTAAATGCCGCAATCAATTATTATGCAGAGATTAATCAATTTCCCAGAACAATTACCATTAGAAACAAATGAATTTAATACTGGTTCTGAAAGTCAATCTTTTAAAACTACGCTTAAAAACCTAGGTAGTACTGAATATACAGAAGAAGATTTAAAAAAGTATCAAGTAATACATCCAATAGGAGATTCATTTACAGGAAAAGGCTATTTGGAAGATGGAACGGCACACGATATAATTGCTATTTCTGCTGATGAAACTTTCAATGTGGCTAAATCAGATGATGATTTTTTATATTTTTGGGGTTCCAAAAAATCAATTATTGAACACGGGATTAAGCGATTAATCGATGGGACTGTGGGACGTGGGGATAACCGATATAACTCACAAGCTATAACTATAGATTTAAGAAAACTAAAAGAAGAATTAGAAGAAAATGATAATGCTGCAATAAAAGGTGGTTGGTGGAGAGATTTAAAAATAGCCGATGTAGAAGTTGCCTATTTAGGTGGGGGTACTGTTACCGCGAGTCAAAATTGGAGTTCTTATGAAGAAAGTGATGGAATTATTTCTGCTTTGCGTTTAGATGTGCCGAATCCAATAGAAAACGAAGATGATATTCTAAGTGTCTTGTTAACGAAGGATGGAAATATAGTAGTCTATAAAAAAGTTGGTGAGAAGAATTTATTTGATATAGCTATGCCATTATTTACTATAGCGAAAAAACATTTAATTTAAATAAAGTCCAAGATGGAAAGCCTGCGGACACTGATCACTGTACAGAGAATTCTGTACTTTGGTTGGTGTCCGTTTTTTTATTTGAACGGAGGGACGAAATGAAACAAGAGAAGAAAAAGTCCAGTAAAAACGCGAAGGAGCGTTCTGAAAGGTTTTGGCAGGCGAGACAGGCAAACACTCAGAAGATGCAAAGGCGGCGCTTTTAAGCGTAAATAAGAGGAGGACAAACATGCAGGATTTAATCATTGAATACAAAAGAGCGTTAAAAGAAGCGAGAAAGATGTACCGGGCATTCTCAGAAACACCAGAAAATGAAATGACAGCGGAACAAAAGAATGATAAGAAAATCATTGGCAGTATGATTAGCGATATTGAATTCACTCTCGAATGGCTGCAGAACGGGAGACAACCGGGAGCACGCCGGGGAGCTGACAGAAGAGACGTTTATCAAAGAACGATTCTTGCTGATCCTCGTATCATTGATGCAATGCCAGAAGAGTATGCGATCAATCAGGAGCCAGAAGGAGAGGTAAGCGACTGGGACAAAGAAAGAATTGCTGATGCCCTTTCTGTCCTTACTGAAAGAGAGAAGGACATTTTCATCATGCATACTGTGCAAAACATGTCTTTCGAGGAGATCGCCCAGCTGCTGAACATTAAAAAAGGAACAGTCCAGAAAAACATTGAGCGTTCCCGTTTGAAAATGAAAAATAGAGCAGAACACAGCCTATTCTGTTTAGCATGAATAGGTGTTTTTTATGAGAAAACAGGAAAAAATTCTCTAAATTAACTTGACGTGAGTAAAGTAATCGTATATAATTAAAGTATAGAAAGGGGGGAACGAAAGTGGCTAAAATTGCAGTGATACTGGGCATCATACTTACAGCACTCACTATCTTTGAAAAAGCTCTTATCATAAGAGAAAAGCTTAAAACAAAAAAGCCCAAAATCAAAAGACGCAGACGACCAAGAAAGCGTAGATGATTTTGAGCCGAGGGAGAAGGTGGAGCTTCTCCCTTGCTCCAAGTATAACATAAGTGACACAAATAATTATATAACGATGAAAGCAGCCACTTTCAAACAAATGGAAAAACTAAGAATGTCAACTGATATTTTTGTCCTTCTTGCTTTGGGATACATGTTATTTGTTCGACAGCATGTCGCAGCCAGTCCATTAAAGACAACTTTAGATATATGCATAATTGTTTTGTTTGCTGTTTCAATTGTGGAAAAGTCAATTTCCCTTTATCAAAAATATCGAGAAAAAAGAGGATGATGCTTGGTGTACAGCCTTAAAGAGCGTGATGCAATTAAAAAGTTCTTGAATGAGGAGATCGTTAATACAAGTGAAGCGATTGAAATATTGGGCTTTACTCGTCAATATCTCAATCAGCTAATTAAAACCGGTCAACTTGAACCGGTTAAAGAAATGCCGAGGGACAGGCTTTTTATTAAAGAGGATATATTGGAATTCCAGAAGCATAGGAAGAAATGAGCACCCGCAGCTGAAGGGTGCTTTTTTTGTCTTAAGACTGACTTTTTGAATAGAGCTTTCGTTCGACAAATTTTGCAAGCAATTCGAAGTTTTGTCGTCTGTCCGATAAAATATAGGAGGTGATATAGTGAAAAAATTAGCGGTTGAATTATGGAGAAAAGTGTTTAATTATCGAAAAAAAGATAATCGTGAAATTAGAGAAATTCCGTTTGACGAAGTAACTCATGTATCTAAATACTTAGAGCATTTCGGTACACCTTATAAAAAGGATTCCAATATTAAAAGTGGAGAAGATTTTAAAAAGAAAGTCAAAAAGAAACTAGAACCAAAACAAATAAAAAAATTAATTTCCAGATTGAATAACAGCCTTAAAGTTTCAGGAGACATTTCCTCTTTTAAAACTATCCCATTTGCTATATATACATCACTATTTACGAGTCTCATCAGTGTTCTAATAGGTATTTTTACGTTTTATTTTAACACTTTTAATGCTTTCTCCAACATAGCAGTAAATATTGATAAAAAACATTCTATAGATCCGACAGAACTTTTAGATACTATTGTGAAAACGGGTTTAACCTTCGGAAGGTATATAGTAATATTTAACGGGATTTTATTATTAATTTTAATCGGTCTCTGGATATGGATTGTGACAAAAAATCTTAATTATTATGGAAAACTACGTACTTATAAAATGCTATTAGAAGAAGCAATTGAAGAATTAGAAACTGAAGAGAAGAAAAACAAAAAAACTGAAAGTGTGCAAATAGAAACACAGACAAAAAACAACCGAAAAAAAAGAAACAAAAAGTGATATTCTTTTGTCTTTGTTCGACAAATTTTGCGAATGGTTCCATACAATTAAAGAATTAAGAGATTTGATTAAATAAGGCATCCCTTGGGGATGCTTTTTTTGTCTTACGACTGCCACCTATTTATGAAGGGCGCTTTCGTTCGACAAATTTTGCAAATAGTTCCCTTGTCACACTCCTTATCCGATAATTAGGTGGGAGGTGAAAATTATGAAAGTGTTTATACTAATGAGTAATAAAAAATCTTTTGAAATTTCTTATGAAGATATGAAAGATGTGGAAAATCTTATAGACTATTTTCATGATGAATTGGATGGTGAAAGAGTTTTGAAAAATCGTCTGATTGATCTTGGTGAATCTATTCTTATTAACCCAACTCAAATTACACATATTGAAATTGTTGAATAAAGGAAGAGCCATTAAACTATATGGCTCTTTTTTATGTTCTCTGTAAACTGCTTCCGGTAAGTCTCAGGATAGACAATTGGCGGTTAACGGCTTGAGCACGGTGGTGGTTTAGAGGGAATATTTTTTCCAAAACAACTCAATTCAAAAGGGGGCGGCGGTGAATGTAGATGGCTGAGAAGCACATTCAGGCGCAGAAAGATTACGTCAAAGGTATGAAATACAAGGACCTTGCCGAGAAATACGGGGTGTCAGTGAACACCATAAAATCGTGGAAACAGCGGCATGGTTGGGAAAGAAAAAAGGGTGCACCCACTGAAAAAAGTGTGCACACAAAAAAGGCAGGCGCACCACCCGGCAATAAGAATGCATTAGGGAATAACGGCGGCGCACCACAGAGGAATCAAAACGCTATGACTCACGGCTTTTTCTCTAAATTCCTGCCAGAAGAAACGCTTGAAATCATGGAAGAGATTCAGGAACGGTCGCCTGCTGATATTATATGGGATCAGATACAGATTCAATATGCAGCCATTATTCGGGCGCAGCCTATCATGTTCGTACAAGATAAAGATGATCTTGTAAAAGAACAGAAAAAAGCAAAATACGTTTATCAACCTCAAGAGGACGAAGATGGAAACGAGTATTTTGAAAAGTCTATTGTTGAGGAAGAACTTGAAATACAGTTCGCTTGGGATCGTCAGGCCACATTCCTGAATGCTCAATCTCGGGCAATGGGAGAGCTCAGAAGCTTGATAAAACAGTTTGTTCTACTGGCGCATGAAGAAGACGAACGTCGCCTTAAATTGGAGCAAATGCGCTTGAATATCGAGAAGGCGAAGAAAGATATTGATGGTGATAACGGAAACTCTCAAGAAAATGAAGTTGCTGCCATGCTTCGGAAGATGGTGAAACCTCATGGAACTTAACTCTAAGCAACAAGAGGTATGGAATAGCTTTATTGAAGAACAGCCGAAAATCTTAATATGCAGCGGGGCGAAAAGGGCAGGAAAAACATTCGTGCTCCTTTTGACGTTCCTCGGGCATATCAGCAAATATCAAAACATGGGGCTTTCCTTTATCATTGGCGGGGCAACTCAGGCTTCTATAAAGCGGAATATCCTAAATGATTTAGAGCTGATCCTGGGGAAAGAATTGCGCCTTGATAAAGCAAATGCCGTTGAGATATTCGGAAACCGTGTTTATTGCTTTGATGGTGCAAATGCAGACTCATGGAAAAAGGCACGGGGTTTCACATCAGCTGGCGCTTTCCTAAACGAAGCGACTGCCCTGCATGATTCATTCGTGAAGGAAGTCATTTCTCGTTGCTCCTATAAGGGTGCAATGGTCATGATGGATACAAACCCTGAAAACCCAATGCACACCGTCAAAACGGATTATATCGACAAAGACGGGCAGCGGCTGAAAAACGGCAGGCTGAATATCCGTTCTTTTCACTTCTCATTGTTTGATAACAACTTTCTTGATCCTGAGTATGTCGAAAGTATTGTTGCTTCAACACCAAGCGGCATGTTTACAGACCGGGACATTTACGGTTATTGGGTTGCGCCAGAAGGCGTGATATACAAGGATTTCAAAAAAGACATACACTATATCAGTTCTAAAGAATTGGAAAATAGAAAAGTCAACTTCACTAAATACTTTGCTGGCGTTGACTGGGGATATGAGCACCCGGGTTCTATTGTCGTAATTGGACAAGATGACCAAGGGTGTTTTTATTTGCTCGAAGAACATTGCAAGCAGCACGAAGAGATTGACTACTGGGTGAAGGTAGCAAAGGACATCAAAGAGCGGTATGGCAACATTAATTTCTATTGTGATACAGCTCGGCCTGAACATATCGTGCGTTTTCGTAGAGAGAAGCTGCGTGCATTAGATGCTGATAAGGCAGTTGTTTCAGGTATCGAAGAAGTGGCGCGGCTGTTCAAACGGGATCTGCTTTTTATTGTTGAAGATAAAGTTAGTCGCTTTAAAAAAGAGATCTTTATGTATGTTTGGAATCCAAATACAGGCGAGCCAGTTAAAGAGTGGGACGATGTGCTCGACTCTATCCGTTACGCCATTTATACACACAACAAACCTATGAGACGCAAAGGGAAGGGGTGAGAACATGAACAAGTTTTTAAATTATCTTCGGAATAATGAGATAGACGGCACCATCATTGATCAGATTATAACCGAGCATAAGCCGATCAAAGAAAAAGCCATAGCTCAGTATGAACGATATATGGCTAGTGTTGCCGGTGTGCCGATCTTACAGCGTGAGGCAGCTCAATTCGAGGATTTTGAAACAGGAAAGGTTCGGCGTATTGACCATCTGGTAAACAATCGCCTGAATAATGCTTTTGATGCTGAGATAGTGGATACAAAGGTTGGGTATATGTTCGGCCATCCAATCTCATACGAGACGGAGAAAGACGGGGAAAACAAAAATACAGCCTTGGCAGATCAAATCAATAACTTTAACACCATAAATAACATTGCTGATGCTGATAGCGAATGGGGTAAGAAAGCAGCTATTTGTGGATATGGTGCTAGACTTGTGTATATCGCTCCTGACGGCTTGGTAAGAGTTGCGAATGTAAATCCATGGGAAGTTGTCATTATTGCTGAGAATGACATCACAGAGCCTTCTTTCGCACTTAGATATTATAAGGTATTTGATTGGGTCAATAATCAAAGCATAGAGCGTGAAAAAGCCACTTTTTACGATGACAAGATGGCCTATTTTTTTGAAAAACAAAAAGGTGGCTGGACTTTATTAGAGAAGAAGCTCCACTTGTTTGATTATTGTCCTTTATTCGGGTTGCCTAACAATGATGAACAGATGGGCGACGTGGAAAAGGTAATTAAACTTATAGATGCATACGATCGCACACTTTCAGATGCATCAAACGAGATTGAACAGCTACGGCTAGCTTATTTGATTTTAAAGGGCGCTGGTATGGATGATGAAGACATCCAAGAACTGAAAAAGACCGGTGTGCTTGAAATGTTTGGGAAAGATGATGATGCCAAATTCCTGACAAAAGACATTAACGACACCATGATCGAAAACCATCTGAACAGGCTTGAAGAAAACATTCTTCGTTTTGCAAAGTCGGTCAATTTCTCTGATGAATCATTCGGCGGGAATGTGACAGGCGTTGCAATGAAATACAAGCTGATGGCGCTTGAAAATAAATGCATCACGATGGAGAGGAAAACGACTGCTGCCCTTCGGTATCAATACAAATTGCTTTGCTCAGCATGGGCGAAAAAAGGTCTTGTGTCAGCAGGTGATTATTTAAAGGTATGGTTCTCATTCAAGCGCAATCTGCCGTCAAATCTCTTGGAAGAGGCTCAGACATCTGGACAACTTAAAGGCCAGGTAAGCGAAGAAACACGCCTTTCAACGCTCTCTATTGTCGATGATGTGCAATATGAGATTGAGAGAATGAAAGCCGAACAAGATGCCTATGATCTCGAAGACAGTGAAAATGATGAAGATGAGAACTGACCTGCCGGAAGTCTTTAAAAGCCGGAAAACTTTGACGTGCAGGCTCGTACTGCATGGCATGGAGGTTGATCATAAGTGAATATTGAAGAAATCAAGCAGTTTCTTGCTGAAAATAAAGACAATGAAGAAGTAAAAGCATTTGTGGGAGAACTTTCGGCCGTATCAGCAGATAAGGTGGAAGAGTTCCTTGAAACTGAAGAGGGAAAACGATTCATTCAGCCACGCCTGGATTCCTACTTCACAAAAGGTCTTGCAACATGGAAGGCAAACAATTTGGATAGCATCGTTGAAGAGAAAATCCGTGAACGCAATCCGGATAAAACTCCGGCTGAATTAGAAATTGAGAAGCTCAAAAAACAAATAGAAGATGCAGAAAAAGCAAGAAATCGTGAAGCATTGGTCAATAAAGCCTTGAATGTAGCGGATGAAAAAAAGCTGCCTAAAGGAGTTATTGACTATTTTATTGGCGAAGACGAGGAAACAACACTTGCCAATCTCAGTAAGTTTGAAGAGACATTCAATGCAGCAGTTCAAAATGCTGTAGATATCAAATTCAAAGAGAGCGGCACTAACTTCGAAAAAGGTGATCCATCACCAGCTGGCGGGGCGGTTGATATTGGGGCACTCGCTAACCAAGCAAATATCAGAAAATAAGGAGGGCTATTATGCCAACATTTAATCCCAAAACAGTATTACTACAAGATGCAGTAACTGGGAAAATCCCAGAAGAACAAGCAGAAATTGTGTTGAAAGAATTTATGCAGACATCTGCAATCACACAGCTTGCTAAATATGAACCGATGACAAAACCGGTAAAGACGTTCACGTACTTAGCAGAAGGACCTGGCGCTTACTGGGTTGGTGAAGGTGAACGCATTCAAACAAGCAGCGCCAAATGGCTCACAGCAAAAATGACATCGAAGAAACTCGCGGTTATCATTCCAGTTTCAAAAGAATTCTTACGATACACAGTTGCTGACTTCTTTACTCAAATGCAATCAGCTATTAGAGAAGCTTTTGCAATCAAGTTTGACCAAGCCGCACTGTTTGGGGTGGGATCGCCTTTTGAGACAGGGGTATCAATCATGGAAAGAGTCAACAAGTCCGGCCAAAAGATCACATCTGGTACTGGCGCGGGTTCAGGGGCAACTGTTTATGACGATCTCGCTGCAGTAATGGCGCTTGTAGAAGATGCAGACAAAGATCCTGATGCATTTACAACTATTAGACGTTTCCGTCAAAAGTTACGCGCTGCAAAAGATAATAACGGGCTGCCACTATTTAACCAAGTGACAGCAGATGCAACACCTCAAGCTCTTGGGTTGCCTATTGGGTTTGTTGACAGCAAATCATGGGATAAAACAAAAGCTGACCTTATTACAGGGGCTTGGGACTATGCGCGTTATGGTATTCTTCGGGACATTGAATATACCATTTCTCAGGATGCAACGTTGACAACAACTGTAGATGAAGCCGGCGAACCTCTAAACTTATTCGAGCGCGACATGTTCGCACTTCGAGCAACTATGGAAGTCGGATTCACTACTCTTGCAGAGGATGCCTTTGCAGCTTTAGTCCCTGCTGTTGATGGAGGTGCCACTGCCTAATGGTTAGGATCAAAAAGGGAAGAGACTCTTTGGAAGTGACTGAACGTGCTTTCGAGGTAGTTTATAAGGGACTTGGCTATAAACTGGACAAAGGCACGCATAAAAAAGAAGCCGAGGACACTAAAGAGTCTGATGGTACAGAAACAGCCGAAGAGTAGGAGGGTAAGCTGTGGATAAAGAACAAACTGAAAAAGAGCTTTTGAAGCCGTTGAACCGTAAAACCAAGGAATTCTTACGGAAACTCAAGCGGCTTTTTCAGCGTGCTTCAAAAGATGTGCTGTCAAAGCTGACTTCGTTATTCGTGAAGCTTGATCAGATTGAAGAACCGACACTTGCTGACGCTAATCGACACGGTGATCTAAACCGTATCAAACGGGAAATCACCTCGTTGATTAGTGATCTTTCAGCAAAAGTCAAAGCTATGATTATAGAATTCCTCGAAGAAACCTACAAATCATCTTACAGCTGGCTGATCCTTGGCGTTCTGGCTGCGTTAGGGATAAAACTTGCGCGGCCAAAAACAACACTGAATCAGATGAATTTGCCTGCTGAATGGGCTCCCGGAGACGTTCAGCAGGCTATTAAAAGTAAACAAATGGACAAAGCCATTGAAACTGATCGCAAAAAGACAATACAGCAGATTAACAAGACAATCGAACGCGGTTTTATTGAGCGGAAACGCTTTGCTCAGGTTGCAAAGGAGCTGCAGACTGATGTCGGCCTGAGTTACAACCGATCAAAGCGCATAGCCAATACAGAAATGCATCGCACAAGGGAAAAAGCAACGCTTGACGCTGCTAAAAAAGCTCAGTCGCGGGGCATCAACATGAAAAAAATCTGGCACAACGTTGGGGATGAAAGAGTTCGTGAGACAAAACATGCGGATCATGTCCATTTAGAAGGGCAGGAACGCATGGTCAATCAGTTGTTTGATCTTGGCATCAATAAAAATGGTGTTCATGTAACAGCAGAAGCGCCGGGACAAAGCGGTGATCCATCAAATGATATTAATTGCCGATGCTTTGCGACATATGAACCGGTTCTTTGAAAGGAATGAGAGAAATGGACTTGGCAGAATTAAAAGTCAGGTTAGGGATTCCAGCTGATGACACATCCCAGGATGCAAAGCTACAAATAGACCTTGAAGACGCGATTTCTTTCGTTAAGGAGGAGTGTAATAACTCTTTTGTCGGACCAGATGGGGTTGAATCATTACCAGGTCCTGTGAAGAAAGGAATTGCTCTCATGATTGAAATTGATCGGGACAGCCCGAAAGGTGTTCAGTCTGAATCAATTGGCGGAATGAGCAAGACATACACGGCGGATGACGTAAGGTATAAACCAGCACTTGATTTTTTTCGGCCATACAAAAAAATTCGTTTTAAACCACTGAGGTGATCAAATGGCACATAGAAACATTCGGGTACGAGATAGAAACCGTATTCCAGAAGTCATAAGAAACCTCGGTTCTGTCGGTAAGGTGAAAGTTGGAATCCTGGACAGTGAGCGGCAAATGATCGCGGCTGTTCATGAATTCGGCTGCCGTATTGCTGTAACTGATCGAATGAGGAACTACCTTGCTACAAAAGGGCTGTACCTCAAGAAAGAAACTCAATATATCAACATTCCAGAGCGTTCATTTATCCGTGCTGGATGGGACGAGAACGAGGAAGAGATCGTTCAAAAGGTAGAAGATCTGGTCAATAGAGCGTTAGAAAATGGCGACTCAATGAATGACATTATGGAAACAGTCGGCCTGCTTGCGAAAGGGCGGCTTCAAGTGTATGCCCGAGACTTGCGGAACCCGGCAAACCATCCATTTACAACCGAAGAGAAAGGCTCTTCAAATCCATTGGTCGATACCGGGGAAATGATTGGCTCTATGGATTATGAGGTTGAAAGCTGATGGGTAATCATTTCATTTTTTCTGATCTGATTAAGCGGTACAGCGTTGATTTTACATTGCTTATTCCATCTGAAGAGGGTTCATACGATGATCTTGGCGAATGGGTGCCACCGAAACCGACGATGTCAGATGAAAGGGGGGCAATAGTACCTTTACAGTCACAACTGGTCTATCAATCTGGCGGCCGGCTTACATCTATGGACAGGCAACTATTTATCAAGAACGAAATTCCTCTGAAAGCTCAGGTGATTTTTGATGGCGCCACCTTTGATGTTGAAGCGATGACGCCTTATGGGACGTATGCCGATTTCAACAGCTATATCTTAAAGGCGGTGATCAATTCAGATGGACTACAACAGCATAATACAAACAGTCCTAGGACTGATTAGAGAGAAAACAGGCCATGTCGTTATCGTTGCAAATGGTACAGGGAAACAACCAGTCTATCCTTTTTGCACGTATACCGTCACTTCCCCGTATTTGCCCCAACATAGAGGCATTGAAGAACAGGGAGTGTTAACGGAAGACATTGAGCTTGTATTCTCTTTTACATGGGTTTCAAACAGCCATATTGAGGCTATTTCCCTTGCTCAACAAACAGCGGCGTACTTCAAAACAGCTGAAGCACGTCAAAAGCTTCATGATAATGGGCTGGCGTGGGTCAGGAACGACGGTTTCGGTAATCGAGATACATTTATCACGATTGACACAGAACGCCGTCACGGCTTTGATACGCGCTTTAGAACGCGTGTCACTCATGGAGAAGCAAATGCAGAGGTTTTCGACTCTGTACGAATTGAAAATACAGGAGGGTAATTCATATGCCACTTAGTGACGTTACAGTCAAAATTGACTTAGTGAAACCGTCCAGCCTTAAAGGATTGGGAACACCTCTGATTCTCGCAAAGGTAGACGGCCACAACACATATAAAGAATATGGCTCATTAGAAGCTATTAAGGCAGACTATGCGGAAACGACAGCAGCATATAAAAAGGCTGCGGCTATTTTTGCGCAGGGTGACAATGCACCTTCAAAGGTTGCCATCGGTACTTATGGAGGCAGCACAGAAACACCAGAAGAAGGAGCTACTACACAAGGAACATTCTCCATTCGGAATGCGTTTGACGAGTATTTCGATAATGACTGGCACTTCTTGATCCTTGCTGATGCGACAGCGGATGAAAGACTGGAAGCTGCAAAAGCGATGGAAGAGAAGTCATATAAATTTGTAGTCTTACAGGTAACTGACCGTGAAGAAGTTGCTTCTTACAAAGGTAAGGACCGTACAATCGTTTTCTATCACCCGTTAAATGACGAGCATCCGGACGCTGGTCTTGTTGGTTCGGTTGCATCCCACACAGTGGGATCAGTAACTTGGAAGTTTAAAAATATCGTAGGTATCACACCTCAAGATATTAAGGCAGACGAGTTGAAAAAGCTGCATACAGAAGGGGCTATCGCTTATGTAACCAAAGCGGGCCACAACGAGACATCCGAAGGCATTACTGCATCCGGGGAATATATCGACGTGCTGCACGGCAAAGACTGGGTGAAATTGAATATTGAAACCTCTATTCAATCAGCATTCTCAAATAACGGCAAAATCCCGTTCTCGAATGCTGGTTTTTCATTGCTGAGTGTACAGGTCACAAACGTTCTGCAAACAGCCTTTGCAAATGGCATTGTTGCAGAAGATGCAGACGGGCAGCCAGTGTATTCAATCAGCACAAAAACCCGTGATCAAATCACAGATGAAAACAGAAAAAACCGTGTATACGACGGCCTATCATTTACTTTTGAACTGGCTGGCGCGGTTCATTCTGCTGAAATCACTGGTGAAATCTCAATTTAAGGAGGATATAAAGCATGTACGTTTATGATGCAAACGAAGTCAACACGAACATTGACGGGAAAATCGTAACCGGTTATTCCGAGGGCACAATGGTTTCTTGTGCAAAAGACGAAGAAAAGTTCTCGACTAAAGTCAGCGCCAAGGGTGATGTCAGTGTTGCAACGAAAAACAACCCACTCGGAACAATTACACTGACTCTTTCCATGGGATCGCCATTTGTACCATACCTGAATAAAATGGCAAACACGGCCCAGCGTTTCCCTATCTGGGTTACGGGCGGACAGGAAAAAATCGGCGGCACAGAAGCGATGGTCAAAAAGCCTGCCGATGCTGAATTCAGTGACGAGATTGGAGATCGTGAGTTCGAGATTCAAGTCTTTGACTATACAGTATTGGAACAGTAATTAAGCTATGGCAAAAAAGAAGAAATCAAACGCACGAAAGCAGTCCAATAGGGCTGCTTTTCAATATATGCAAACTAAACAAGCGGAGGGAAAACCTATGTCAAAATTCGGTAAACAAAAGAAAGTAACTATCAAAGGAATTGAGTACACTCTTCAACACCCAGGAACAAAGCGAATGGTGGAAATTCAGGACGAAGCAGTCAACCTCAATTTAGGTAAACCAAATTCAGCTGCTATGTATGAGTTATTCATGAAAGAAGTCGTTGTCCAACCGAAAGTGAGCTTTGAATATTTCGATGAACACGAAGGTTTCATGGAATTAATGAAAGAGGTTCAATCCTTTCTTATCGACGAAACCCAAACCAAAGCCGTATTACAAAAAGAAGGCGAGTGACAACTGGCCTATGTATAGACTCGTGATGTCTGGGAAGTTCTCCTTCTCAGAGGTCGCGATGATGGATCTCGATACCCTAATGGAGGCAAATGCAGCCCTCGACATCCATATTGAGCAAGAAAACAAGAGGAATAACAAGAAATGAGGGGGTATGAACGTTGTCAGAAGCATTAAGAAGTACGCATATTGACGTTGAATTGAACGTTGATACCTCCCCTCTAGAAAGAGCAAATCAGCAAATAGATAGACTCGTTGATCATGTCGGCGATGCTGGCGGCAGTTTTTCACAGATGCGTACACGGATGGCTCAGGTTCAAAGGCAACAGCGGAATTTTAGAGACATCCATATGAGTATGATCTTGGACAACTCATCGTTGCAAACTGCCAGTCAAACGATAGAACGGCTAGGGCCTCAAATCGACTTAGTTACATCCCGTTTGAGCCAGCTGAATACCCAGGTACAAGAGACAAGCAGACTTATTCAAAGCCTTCCGTCTGAGGTTAATATCAATGTTGATCAAACGTCTATAACAAACGCCAATGAATCAATTGATCAACTCAGGCAAAATTTGAATAACGTCGATATGAGCCGTATCGGTACGCCCGCAGCAAACGTTACCCAGCAGAACACGCAAAGCGTTCAGAATAACGTGGCTGCGGTGGCTGTCCCGGCCCCGGACTACCGGGGAATCCGGCAGTATAACCGTGAAATGGACTTTTTGCGCGGCTCAACCCGTGGACTAGAAGCCGATACAATACGAATGCTCAATGAAATGCGTCAAGCCTGGCATGAAGAACGATATGGCATGAACGGTTTCCGGAATGAATTGATCCGAGCCCAGTATGGTTTCTTTCAGTTAGGGAACCAGATGGACAGCTGGTCCGGTACCAATCAGCAGTTTATGGATGAAGTGTACAGGCTGGGACGTGCTCACAAGCAAGTAACAGACAACATGATGAAAAACAACAAAATGATGCGCATGAGCATGCTGCAGACTGTAGGGACATTGATGGCCCGGTCCACTCAATCCGAGAAGATCGCGGCGAACTATGACCGAATGGGAAACCCGTTATATCAAGTCAATAAAGCGGGGCTTGCCGTATCGAATACGCTTGAGAACATGGCAAAGCAGGGTACTGCTGCGCATTTGGCTCTGAAAATGCTCGGACCTACTGCCAACATGAAAGAGCTTAACGATATGACAATGATGATTACTCAGGGTTATATGCGTTTTCAAATGGTGGCACTGGGCGCGGCTTTTACAAACTTTTTCATGTTCCAAGGGCTTCATAAAGCGGCAACACAAACAGTTCCCGGCTATTCAAAGGCATGGGAAGAGATGTGCAGTACACTACTGAAAGCCATTCAGCCAGCAATTGAAGTGTTTGCAGCGTTTGCAATGGCGATATACAAGGGCATTACGGCCGTTGCGAAGCTGATCATTCAGTTTAATGAGGCGCACCCTGTACTCTCGAAAATGATCCAAGGATTTATGCTTCTCATCCCTGTTTTAACCCTACTTTTATCGCCACTAGCGATAGGGGTAGGGTTAGTTAATGGGTTCCTTGGAGCTCTCAGCAGTTTGTGGATGTTCATTGGTCCAGTTGTAACCGGGCTGGCTGCTATGTCGGGCACGGTGTATGTCGTTGCGGGGGCCATCGTTCTCCTTGTAACCGGCATTTATTTGCTGTACAAGAATTTCGATAAGCTTCAGGAAAGATTCAAGCCAGCGACAGACGCGATGAAACGCTTTGCTAACATGGGGAAATCGGCGGTTGTCGGTGCATTCCATACCATGATCAAAGAGGCTGAGGGTTTAAAACCTGCATTCATGAAAGGATTCAAGGACGCACAAAACGTGGCGATCACAGCCATTCATAAAATGCAGGCTGAATCCTTGAAATTATGGGATCGTCTCGGTGAATCGCATCCACAGTTAGTGGCTGGAATTGAGTCGGCCTATAAAACAGCTGTGAAAACCGTGTCAGGCTTCATTCATAATGCCGGAAAGACAGTCTCTGATTTCTTCGGTAAAGGGCTGTCAGACGGTCTAAACGGCATCGTAAAAGGATTCATGGAGCAGTTGAAAGTCGGTCTTTCCAGTTTTAAAGGAATGGTTTCTCTGGTTGCTCCGTTTGTCGCGGCGATCGGACTTGCATTCCTCGGAGTGTCAGGGCCAATCGGTGTGGCTGTCGGTGCTATTTTGAGTGTTGCCGGCGCCTTGTATCGCATGCAACAAACAAACCAAAATGTAAGCCAGGCCTTAAAGACGGCATGGACATCGGTACAATCTGTTCTAACGACTGTTTTTCAGGCATTGCAGCCAATCATCAACACGCTTCAACAGTCTTTCGGGCAATTGGTTACGCAATTGACGCCACAGTTTCAGCAGCTGGCCGGACAACTTCAGCAGGCTTTCGTTCAAATAGGCGGCACGCTTGTTTTGTTTGCTGCAGCTATCTCGCAAACGTTCCAGACAATCGGTCCGCAAATCATGCCACTGATTCAGCAATTGCTTTCAGCTTGGATGCAGTTGTCGGGTACTTTATGGACAAGTGTCTTGCAAATAGCAAGCAGCATCCTGCCGTTACTTGTTCAAGGCTTCCAGACGATTTTCCCAGTCATTCTGAGCGTAATTAATGCAGTGTTGCCAATCATTATTCAATTGATAGGCAGTTTCTCAGGAATCCTTGTTTCAATTGTGCAAAATGCCTTACCGATTTTGGTTCAGATGATACAGCTTGCGTTCCCATTGATCCTGAGCATTGTACAACAAGCTCTTCCGATTGTTTTGCAATTGATTCAGCTTTTAGGTTCATCCATCGGACAAATAGCGGTTCAAGTGCTGCCGTTAATTTTATCAGCGGTGCAGCAAGTGTTCCCGATTATTAAACAAGTCATCATGGCTGTTCTTCCAATCGTGGCTCAATTGCTTACTGTAGCGGCAACAATCATTTTACAGTTGGCGCAAGCAGCACTTCCTATTTTGATTCAAGTTGTGCAGCAGGTATTCCCGCAGATCATGCAAATCATACAAGCGGTACTTCCGATTGTTGTTTCTCTTTTGCAATTTCTGGCGAATATCATCACAACTGTGGTCATTCCGGCGATCCGTTTCATCCTAAATATCGTGACTGCTGTGTTTCCAGTTGTGCTCTCAATAATTCAAGTTGCACTTAAAAATATCATTGCGATAATACAGGGTGCAATCGGCATTATTATGGGAATAGTGAAGGTTTTCAAAGGCTTATTCACTGGGAATTTCCGCATGATGTGGGACGGAGTGAAGCAAATATTCTCAAGTGCAGTCGGAATGGTGAAAAAGCTTGTAAGCAATATGGGTGCAGCAATCACTGACAGATGGCTTTATATAAAAAATAAAGTCGCGTTATTGGCCTTTGATCTGCGTAAGAAAGTCATGGATCGATTCAACGATTTAGTTGAAGGGGCCAAGAAATTACCGGGCAGAATCGGTGATGGAATTAAGAACATGGCTCATAAGGCTGTGTCTGGTGTGACTAGCTTAGCGAACAAACTTGCCGGAGCACTCGGAAAAGGCGTAAATGGTGTAATCGGCGGAGTGAACTGGGTCCTTGATAAGATCGGTTTGAAAGATAAGCATATCCCTAAATGGGAAGTACCTAAATATGCGCACGGAACCAGCGGACATCCGGGAGGCCCAGCGATACTGGGAGACGGTAGAGGGGCAAACGCTGGCCCTGAAATGTATCGTACTCCATCAGGTCATGTGGGACTCAGCCCTGCAACTGATACATTGATGAACCTCCCGAAAGGCACTGAGGTATTATCTGCAAAACAAACAAGAGCTGCTTTAGCGGGAGTTCCGGCTTACGCAAAAGGCACAGAAGGAAATATATTCACAAAAGCATGGAATGGTGTAAAATCCGTTGCCGGCAAAGTGAAAGATGTTGCTCTTGATGTTTTTGATTACATCGGGCACCCATCTAAGCTTTTAACAAAAGTTTTAGAAAAAATGGGTGTCTCTGCACCTTCTATGGCTGGCTCGTTCGGTGATCTCGCAAAAGGGGCTTTTAACTTTGTCAAAGATAAGGCTGTAGGTTTTGTCAAAGACAAAATGTCCAGTTACTCTGCAAGCTTTTCAGGCGGCGGCTCAAAAGCCGTTAAAAAATGGGTAGCTCAAGCGCTATCAATCAAGGGCCTTGGGTCTGAGTATGCTGGCGCACTTGAAACCATTGCCATGAAAGAATCAGGCGGGAATCCTAATGTTGTGAACAATTGGGATTCGAATGCGAAAGCTGGCCATCCATCACAAGGGCTTATGCAGTTTATACCAAGTACATTCAACGCTCACAAGGAACCGGGTCACGGAAATATCAAAAATCCAGTTGACCAGATCCTTGCTGCTATCAATTATTTGAACAGCAGATACGGCGGCATTTTAAAACATCCTGGGCTCGTTTCTATGGCTCATGGTGGGCCGTATAGAGGTTATGCGACAGGTGGAGTCATAAACAGCCCGCAAGTCGCTGCGCTTGGTGAAAACGGCTTTAGGGAATATGTCATCACAACTGAGCCACGATACAGAAACCAATCACTCGGAATGTATGCTGCACTCGGTCGGGAGCTTGGCGCGGATACTGGATACACACCAGAAAAAGCTGCTACAAGCTCAAGCAGTTCATCTGTCAATATCACGTTTAACCCGTCGATCAATGTAAAAGTTGAGGGTGGCAGTGAAGGAGCAGAAACCAAGGTGAAAAAGGCTGTAACTGAAACATTTGACGAAGTTTTCGACATGCTGAAGTCGCTTTATCCACCAGAGGGGGCTTATTAATTGGCGAAGCTCGGAAAGATTAATCTTGTAAATGAAAAGGAATCTGACGGCGCGGATGTGGAGGTAACTTCATATCCTGTTGAAAAAGGGGTCCCGATCACGGACCATGTTCAAAGAAAGCCAGAGACGACAACAGTCTCTGGCTATTTATTAGGCAAAACAGCAAATAGTGATTATGAATATCTGAAAAAGCAGGCTTATGCTGGAACTCTTTTGACTTATACCGGGCGTAAGGTTGCTAAAAATGTGATCATCACAAAGATAGATCGCGACACAGGCGATTACACAAACGGTTTTGCTATTTCAATTGAGTTGCAAGAAATCCGTATTGCAAAAAGCCCGTGGGTCAAAAAGAAAGTGAAAACAGCCGGGAAAAAGAAGAAAGCCAGCAAGAAGAAAACAAAAAAATCCAGCAAGCTATACCACAAGGTCAAGAAGGGCGACACTTACTGGGGCTGCGCTCGTAAATACGGCACCACAGTAAATGCTTTGCGTCGGTTGAATCCCTGGCCGGACCGAAGAATTCCGATAGGGGTCAAAATGAGGATCAGATGAAGGAGGGAAAGGCATGGCATCAAGAGATTACATTCCTTTTGACAAAGAGGACATACCACAGCAGTTTGAATTTGATTTAGCAGATGACACGTTCATTTTGCGTATCAATTACAACCAAACAGACGATAGTTTTTCACTTGATTTATATGATCAAGATATGGAAGCAATCGTGCTGGGCGAAAAATTGATTTTGAACGTCCCTTTGTGGGAAGACATTGTAAACGAGAAACTGCCTGCGCCTTCCCTTATCCCTATGGATGAATCGAATACAGAAACACGGGTTACATACGAGAATTTTATGCAAACCGTGTTTCTTTATATTGATGATGTCTCGGACGATGCGGAGGGAGAAGACGATGGCGACGAATAAAATGCTGTTTGGGCGCGTCGTTAAGATCACGATAGATAACGGCAGTTCACAAACCACTTTCGATTATAAGGACTTAGAGATTCATTTTGAGGTCCCGTTTGATGATGACTTCAAACCGAATGAAACAAAGGTTGAAATATACAACCTAAGCAAAGATTCAATCAGCAAAATTAAAAAAGGCAGCACTATCACTGTTCAAGCTGGTTATAAAGACGATTACGGTGTTTTAACTATCGGTAAAGTTACCAAGGTGCTGAATAATTGGGACGGTTTGAATAAGGTAACGGCCATCTATTCAAAAGATGGCGATGATTACACCCATATGAAAGTGACCACTGAAAACGCTGATCCTGCTGAAAAATATTACGTGAAAAAGCGGTACAAGCTCGCAAAACCAGTGGTGACTGTAAAAAAAGATAAGAACGGCCGGACATATAAAACGGTCCGAAATTATGGCACTCGGACAGAGGTCAGATACCGTAAGAGATACATGAAAATCACGTTCAAGGCTGGCACAACCTCAAGGCAAATTGTCGATAAGCTTCTGCGTGTGCTCGGTATAAAAGTGAAAAATATCATTCTGCCTAAAAATAAAGTTTATAAAAAAGGCTATCGTGTCACCGGATTGATTGAAAACAATCTTGAAGAGGTCATTCATGATGCTGGGGCAGTCATGTATTATCGGCGCGGCCGTCCTGTTATTCGGCCACTCAGTCAAGGGGATGACGAACGTTTCAAGCTCGAAGAGGCAACAGGACTTGTGGAAACGCCTGAACAATTTGAGGAAGATGATCTCAAAGGGTATAAGGTGAAGTGCCTATTGCAGCATCGTATCGCAGTTGCTTCAATCATAGAAATAAACAGCAAGACAGCGAAAGGAAAATATCGTGTGAAAGATGGCTCTCATTCCTTTGACGGTAAAGACTTTTTCACAGAATGTAGGGTGATTTAATGAGTAAAGCGACAAAGTTCTTTGACGGATTCGAACAGCGGATAAAACAATCAATCCATACAACGGCGCCAGCACGGGTTGTAAATTACAATGCTGAGAAACACACTGCCGATCTGAAATTGCTGTTTCAAACCAATGATGGTGAGTATCTACATGAATACCCTTTAATCGAGCATGCGCCTGTTTTGAAACACGTCGAAGCTGATATTAAAGTAGGGTCCTGCGTGTTTGTTTCGTTTGCTGAACGTTCACTGGATAACCTGGACGGCAATAAAACCTTTGATCCGGATTCGAGGCGCACACACAGTATAAACGATCCAGTTGTCATAGGAGTGTGGGAAGGATGAAAACTCTCAAGCTTAAAGACGGGGATCTTTGTTTTGAAAATGGTGAGTTACAAATGGTTGAGGGTGATGCTGAGCTGGCTCAATCAGTAGAAATGATCCTTAGAACAAGTTTAGGAGAGTTTGAGCTTGATGAACATGTCGGCCTTGATCGCAGCAACATTTTAAGAAAGCAGTTTGATCAAGAAGAGGCGCAATATGACATTATAAATGCCATTTCTCAAGAAGAGCGTATTGCCAGTGTGGAATCGGTGAACTTTTTAATGGATAAAGAGTCTCGCAGTCTTGCAGTGCATGTGAAAATGACAAAAGAGGATGAAGAAACAATTGAGATAGGGGGTGTTGATCTTGCTTGATGAAACGGGCTTTCAACGGCAAACCTATTCCGAGCTTGTTGATAGTATGGAGGACCGGGCTCGGGAACAATTCGGGGAGGATGTAAACACATCCAGTAAAACGCCATTAGGAATTATTATTCGTATCTTTGCTTGGTTTCTGGCCGGCTTGTGGGATATTGCAGAAAGGGTTTATAACAGCGGCTTTGTCAGTAAGTCTGAGGGCGTGCAGCTCGATCGTCTTGGCAGCAACTCGGGTATCACGCGGGAGCCAGCTGCGGAGTCAGTTGTGACTCTGTCCTTTACTGGAGAACCCGGCATCGTAATTGAAGAACAAACTCAGTTTACTACGGAATCAGGCATCTATTTTGAATTGATTGAAGATGTTGTAATTGAGGCTAATGGGACAGGTTCAGGGACGGCTGTCTCGCTTTCTAAGGGCGTTATAAACAATGTTGCGGCAAATACCATTACCGTGCAGGCAGAGCCCTCAGAGGGCGTGTATTCAGTTACAAATCCGGAACCATCGGCAGGCGGTGCCGACGAGGAAACAGATTCGGAATTCCGGGCACGAATAAAGAAATCAGTTGAGGGCAGTTCAGCATCTACAAACGGAGGTATTATTTCAGCCCTGCTAAGCGTGTCAGGCGTCAGATCGGCGAATATTGTTGCCAACAATACCATGCAGACCGATGCGGACGGCAACCCACCAAAAAGCATTCATGCTTATGTTCTGGGCGGTACAAAAGATGATGTTGCGCAAGCACTGTTTGACAGTGTTGCTGCAGGAATTGAAACGGTCGGGGAGCAAGTTGTCACCATAACTGACGCCAGCGGACTTGACCATGCCGTCAAATTTGATTTTGCAAGGGAAGTCAAAATATATCTGCAGCTGGATTTAAAAACAAATGCTTCCTTCCCTATTGATGGAGTAAGTCAGATCAAAAACAACCTCGTTTATAAAATCGGGGGAATTGATGCAAACGGCTCTTACTATACCGGCTCACAAATGGGCGATGATGTTATATTGTCGCAGTTGTTCAACGCGGTATATCAAGTAGATGGTGTCTCTGATGTAACAATCAGGATGGGGAAAGATGCGACAAACCTTTCACAGTCAAACATTGAAATTGAACCTAAAGAGGTTGCCCAGGTACATTTTGATGAAATCGTGGTGAATCTCATATGATTAAAGACTTAATAGGAAAGCTGACCGATGCCTTTTTGAAAGATGAAAAGAGCAATATCGGAAAGCTTTTTTTAATTGTCGATGAACAGCTGACAGCACTTAAAAGCGCGCTAACCACAGCTGAGAACTGGCGGGATATTGATGCGGCAAAAGGAAAGGCTCTGGATTTACTTGGTGACAACGTGTCGCAGGATCGGGGCCGTGCCACTGATGAAATTTATCGTGTGCTTATTCGCGGCAAGGTTGCCAGAAATGTTTCAGATGGCACCACAAACCGGATCATTGAAGCTTTAGCCAAAACACTGAACTGCAAGCCAAGTGAAATACACATTGTCAGTAGCAAGGAAAACAATGAAGATGAACCAGCTGCCATTATCGTAAAAAAGGCACCCATTGAGGCTTTGAGCAAAGTTGGAATGAGTGCAACACAGTTTTCGAATATCGTTCAAAAAACAGTAGCTGCAGGCGTACGGGTGGCTTATGTAGATTTAAACGGCACCTTTCGTTTTTCGTCCTCTGCTAACTCTATAGAAACAAGTCAATATGGATTTTCAACAGACGGGACAGATGGGGGAACACTCGGCGGAATCTTTCAGCCTGAAGATGATTACCCTTTACCGATTTAAGGAGTGATGTTTATGCCTTTTACAAAAGAATTGCCTGAATGGGGGAACGCCGGGCAGCGGCCCCCGCAGTCCTCCATTGATGAAGGATACAAACCAATGGATCATCCCCCAGCAGATTGGTTCAACTGGTATCAGTACACGGCCTATCATGCACTAAAGGAATTGCAAGAAATAGCAGCAACGCAGGATGACGTTTCCACTGCTTTAAAAACAGCAAAAGCTTATACAGATGAATTTGCTGCGCGTAGGGATAACCCCAACCAAGTCACAAAGGCCCAAGTAGGTTTAGGAAACGTAGACAACGTGCAGCAAGCAACTAAAACAGAATTCAACGCACACAATACAGATTCCACACGCCATATCACGGCCACAGAGCGTTCAAATTGGAATGCGAAGGAAACGACTACAGGGGCGCAAAACAAAGCTGATACAGCCGAAAAAAATGCAAAAACGTATACTGATCAACACATTAATGATAAAAGCAACCCTCATGGGGTGACAAAAGATCAAGTCGGGCTCGGTAATGTTACCAATGACAAACAGGCAACCAAAACGGAGTTTGACGCACATAACTATAACCAGATTCGTCATATTTCTGATGCAGAGCGAACCAAGTGGAATGCGGCTCAGTTATCAAAATTAACACAAGACAATGGTTTGATGAAAAACTTGTCAGGCGTGGATTTCAATACTGTTATTGAAACAGGGTTTTATTATATGACTTCAGCTTCAACGGCACTGAATGCCCCTGTGAATAGCAATGGTTATTTATTGGTTTACAACTACGGCACTTATCCATATCAGGAATTCACAGCATATACCAGTGCAACAACCTCTATACCTGATAATCGGCGGAAATTCATAAGAAATAAGGTGAGTGGATCAGAAAACTGGACACCTTGGATGGAGATTGAATATTCCGCAGGAGCCCAAGCAAAGGTCAATACTCATGAAAATAAAACAGACATTCATGTAACGAAAGAAGATAAGAACAAGTGGAATAGTGGACAACTCTATCAATTGACAACCCAAACCGGTCAGCGAATAAAAATAACTAAAGGACAGAACCTTTTTGATTATCCGACTGGCTTTTATTTTGGGGCAGGTGTTGTGAATCATCCAGGGGATGATGATGCTGCCTGGTACTATTATGATATTACAGATGTTCCTGCCGATCTTGCCCCACCTCAAGGGTTAAAGAAAATTGTCGCAACAAGATCCTATGATAACCGTACATGGATTGGAACAAAGCATAAAGAGGGAGAATTCACTGGGTGGCGAGAGGTTGTTACAGACTTAGATTTTATAGAGACGCCGTGGGTAAATGTTCCATACAAAAACGGAGCAACTTCAGGTGATAGACCTTTACAATACCGTAAAGTCGGAAACACGTTGCATCTTAATGGTCATGTTCTTACTGATAGGGAGGTTGTTTTTGCGAGCATCCCTTCTTCAAGCGCCCCGAGCAAAGGAATTGTCAAAATGGTTGCAACCAGCGGCACGACCGGTTATAGCAAGATTATTATATATGCATCTGGTGATATGAAACTAACAGGTATAATGGCAACTACTGAGTCAAAGGTAAATGGATATTATATAGATTTAGTTGTACCTCTAACCTAAAGAAAGGAGGGATAAGTATGAAATTAATATATCCATATGGTGAGGATAAAATCTATTTAGGAAGGCCGGTTGAGTTACAATTTGATAGGGAGACAGGAAGGTATAATATCCCGGCGAATGCTACTGATATTCCTCCCGAAATAAATGGAGAGGGTATGTGGCGGCCTTTATTTGATGAGGAAAAACAAACATGGGTTGAAACTGCTGATGAAGAATACAAAGAGCAGCTAAAACAAGGCAGTATTCCTGAAACCAATCCTATAAAAGAACAGCTTGCAACACTTGGACAGCAGTTGGCAGACGAAAAACTGGCAAGAAAACAGGCTGAGCTGGCTCAAAATGCTTTAGGCGTACAATTGACTGCGGAAGTGCTAGCAAGAAAAGAAGCAGAAACTTTGAATCAATCTTTAGGTGAGCAAGTTGCATCTTTAAAATTAGATGTTCTCTATTTAAAGGGAGGAATGACAAGTGAATCTTAATTTCTGGGTATTTGCGTTGTTCTACAAATGGGCCACAACAGCCATGGTAAAGCAGGCTATGGCATTTAACGATTGTTCCGTTGATGACTTGAAAGAAGGTGTTCAGGCACAATACATTACACATGACCAATACCAAGAAGTAACAGGTCAACCATACGAGGAAACGACAGAAGCCAGTCAATAAGGCTTTTTTATTTTGCCTCTAAGGAGGTGAAAAACGTGAAATAGATATAAGGGGGGCGTACTAATGTCAGAAGTGACGGAGGTACCAGATGTGCATGCATTACAAAAAGAGATAATGGAAATGAAGGCAGGCCAGAAAACGATCGAACAGCGCGTAAATGTTCTTGAACGTGTTTCTGATAGACAAGACCAGCAAATCATGACATTAAACGAAAAACTCAACAAGATCGAAGAGAATACAACCTGGATCAAACGCACAATAACTGGCGCTATCATTACAGCGATATGCACTGGCGTTATTGGCGGCGCAATCGCTATTTTTTATACTGTTTTGCAAAAATAAGGAGGAAAACACAATATGAAAAACTTTGACAAAGGCACGGTCATTCGGACGGTGCTTCTTTTGATTGCACTTATCAACCAAACAATGCTGATGCTTGGCAAATCACCTTTGGATATTACGGAGGATCAGGTGAATCAGCTTGCGGATGCGCTGTACACTGCGGGCTCTATAGCCTTTACTATTGGCACGACATTTACTGCATGGTTCAAAAACAACTATGTGACTGCAAAAGGCCATCAGCAAAAAGCTGTCCTGAAAAATCACAATCTAACCAAGTGAGCTGCCAGTTGGCGGCTCTTTCTAATTCAAAAACAGAATAGGAGAGATCATTTATGACAATCGCAGTGAAAAAGAACCTTGTATCAGAAGCAAAATACGCTTTAAAATGCCCTAATCCGATGACCGCGGAATACATCACCATCCACAACACGTATAATGATGCATCTGCTGCTAATGAGGTCAGCTACATGATTGGAAACACCAGTTCAACGAGCTTTCACTTTGCCGTTGATGACAAAGAGGTAAGGCAGGGCATCCCAACAGATCGCAATGCATGGCACACAGGAGACGGCACAAACGGTACCGGGAACCGTAAGTCTATTGGCGTTGAAATCTGCTACAGCAAGTCAGGAGGGCCTAAATACAGGGCTGCTGAAAAGTTGGCTATCAAGTTTGTTGCTCAGCTGCTTAAAGAACGCGGATGGGGTATTGATCGAGTGCGGAAGCATCAAGATTGGAGCGGAAAGTATTGCCCTCACCGTATTTTAGACGAGGGACGCTGGAATGAGGTTAAAGCGGCTATTGATGCTGAATTAAAAGCACTTGGCGGCAAATCATCCAGCAAGAAAACAACTTCGTCCAAGGCAGTGAAAAAACCAAGCTCAAGCAAAAAGAAATCATCTTTCAATCTGCCTTCTGGCATTTTCAAAGTGAAGAGCCCATTGATGCACAGTGATGCTGTTGAACAGATTCAAACAGCGCTGGCGGCATTGCATTTCTATCCGGATAAGAAAGCCAAAAACTTTGGGATCGATAGCTATTATGGACCGAAAACAGCGGATGCAGTAAGACGGTTCCAGTTGATGAATGGTTTAAACCCTGATGGCATTTACGGACCAAAAACGAAAGCAAAACTTGAAGCATTGTTGAAATAATCTTATAGTCCTCCCTTGCTAATTGTGACATCACGAATCAAAAATAGCCCTTTAGTAGCTGACTTTTTTTGTTAAAATGATGAAAACAGCAAGGGGGGATAATATGGCTTTACTACGCTTTATAAGCTTGTATGGAATAGCCATCATTATATTGGTGGTCATAGCTAATTTTGCTCCATTTTTGGCGATGCCGTTATACTATATTGCCGTAGCTGCATTAGTCTTTCTGATTGTTTATCTGATATATCATTATACCCAAAAAAACAGTGGGAGGAAAAAGTAAAATTGTAAAGAAATGTATATAGGAGGGCGAGGTGACTGATAAACAGGAGGAGATTATTGTGAAAAAGATATTGCTTTTTTGTCTGACTTTCTCTTTAGTATTTAGTATCTTCGGAGGAGCAGCGAGCGCAGCACCTAAACAAAAGTCACAGCAAGATATAACTGACATTAGAAATTACGTTGAAAAAACAGTTCCTTTGTTGAAATCCAATCTAGAAAATCTACCCAAAAATTCTTCTTTGGAAAAAGTTGAAAAAACTATTTCAAATCACTACAAAAACAATCCAGCACCAAAAGCGTTTAGCAATCCAGACATATCACTTTATGATGTTTTCCCAGAAATGAAATCAGAACTAGAAAAATTCAACGGTAAAGCTTTCAATATGAACAGCTTTATGGCTGAACAAGAAAAAAGCAAATCCTATGGGGATGTGCTTACTTTTGAAACACAAAACAGTACGGTTAAGGTTTATCTAGGTGATCTGGGGGATATCCAGATACTTGAGCAAAAAACTTTAACTGACTCTCCAGACTCTGATGCAAGCGTCCAAGGCACTACAAAAACAGAAAGGACCACTGGTATTGCTTATGGACTTGGTGGACCGAAGCTCTTCACACTTTGGGCCGAAGGAAGATTTAAATATGACGGCAAAAAAGTTTCGGCTACTTATAAAGATGGCGACTATCAGCGCCACCCGATGGGGACAGCTTTGGCAATCTCTCCTAGGGCATTAGGACAAGACCGGGACGCCAGCCATGGAGGATATGCCTATAGAGAGGTTTATTCACGTATATATGTTGAGTCCATTGTAGGTTTTAAATGGGCCGGCATCGTTTTAAACTCAGCTCTTGTTGAGGCGTTTATAGGGTCTACTGCAAAAGGAAGTGTTTACGGAGGCGTTAAGAAAGTGTAAAAGGTAATAACCTCGCCCAAAAAGCCCGTCTCAGAAGGCGGGCTTTATATAATACATATTTACTTTCGTTTTCACCCTTCATATGCCCTGACAGTTAAAAGAGTCTCAAACGCTATGAAATTTGTATCACCTTTTAAATCCTTCACGTGCAGCCTTTGTTTTACTTCATCTATGTAATGAACATGTCCCGTTACTTCTTCGATAAAACCGTCTTTGTATAAACCGATGACCAGAACCGAGTTGAATTCCATCGCCTCGCAAATAACACAGGCCATTTCTTCCAGTTGGTATTCATCTAGGATGGGTTTTTCAATTTTTTGGACTTGTTTCTTCCTATTTAATAGCGCTGCCCTTTGCTCAGGTAAAATAAATTTTTGTTCCCATCTCTTATCGTAAATACCCTCGTTCATTCTGATCAACTCCCTGAACAAATTATACAAGAACAAATGTTCGAAAATCAACCGGAAAAGTATAGGAGGTTCGTAATCATTATGCTATAATCACACTAAAATGTACCAAATGCAAAATAATGGGGTGGTTTAGTGTTCTTCAAAGAGACAGAAACACAGGAGATCATCAAATATGAAGATTACCCTTATGCAGTTTACGCACGGGTTTCCTCAGAAAAAGATGAACAGGTGACATCAATAGCCAACCAAATTGATATTTGTCATCATTGGATTGAGAAAAATAATTACGAATGGAAAGATGAAGCAATCCAATTAGATGATGGGATAAGCGGAACAGTGCTGCTTGATCGAAAAGCAATGCAACTCATTTTAGATAAGGCTCAAAAAAGAAAGCTGAAGATGGTTGTTTTTAAATCAATCAGCCGACTTGCACGTGATCTTAAAGATGCCCTTGAAATTCGAGAGGTTTTATTGGCCCACGGTGTAAGAGTTGTGACCCTTGAAGAGGGCTACGATAGCCTATATGAAGGCAAAAACTCAATGAAATTTGAAATGTTTTCAATGTTTGCAGCCCAATACCCTCAAACAATTTCAGTGGCAGCCAGTGGGGCACTAGCAGCAAAAGCCCGCCGTGGTGAACATTCCGGCCGTGTACCTTTTGGATTTAAGAAAGAAGGTAAATTCCTAGCTATCAATGAAGAAGAAGCAAAAGTCGTACGTTTTATTTTTGATCTTCATAATAATCATGGATATGGACATAAAAGGATCGTTCTCAAGCTTAACGAAGAATTGGCACTTGGAAACATTGTAAAGCCTCAAAAGACTGAGTTTTGGCAGCTGTCCACAGTACAAACGATTTTAAAGAATCCTATTTATTGTGGCGTGTTTATTGCCAATAGACATACTCAAGTCAAAATAGGCGGACGGAAAAAATTTATCCGCAACCCAAAAGAAAAATGGACTGTTTACAAAGACTGGTGTCCTAAGATCATATCAGAAGAAGAGTATGAGAAAGCTAATAACAAAGAACACAAGATGCGTAAAAAGCGTTTTAACCCTCGGAATGAGCTACGGGGAATGATGAAATGTGGTGTGTGCGGTTGCAATATGGTTGTGCTGCCGTCGTACAAATACAATCAGAAACGTGAGAAGAAAGAGTTTAATTATTTGAAGTGTAGCGCCTACAGACGAGGTGGAACTGCTCTTTGTGTAAACCATGCTCCGATGCAATATAAGGACTTGCGGGCTTTTGTTATTAAAACACTGAAACAAAAGGGCAAGAAGTTAAAACTGGATGTAAAATCTGATTTTGAAGAGCAGAAGAAAAACCGGATCAAGCGAACGAAAATAGAAATTGAAAACGCAGAAAACAAGAAAAAACGTCTAATCGAATTGTACTTGGAAGATCAGTTGATCACTAAGGCGGAATTCCAGGCGAAGCGAAAAGAGCTTGAAGAACAAATTGAAAAACTGAACGATAAGCTGTTCATGCTTGAGCGTGAGGAAGAAGAAACAATCGACATATCAAATATAAAGAATGCATTCGCGCAGCTGGAAAGAACTGATCAGGATTTATTCGAAGCATTTTCAGCGCTTATTGATAAACTTGTAATATACGAGGATGGAACAGTCGATTTCCATTATAAATTCAAGTGA